ACGTTAAGCGAATCCTTGCTAAAGGGATTGTTTGTGTAAGTAGTAGTCGCGCCACGAGCCGTAGTCATGCCCGACCCGGTTGCGCCGCTACCTGCAAAATAAACAGAGAACTCTTCGTCATCACGGAAACGAGTTACCGCATCGCGCAATGCAATCGGATCGTGTTCCGGTCCATACACAACAGTGCTCTCGTCATCGAGTAGCCTGAAGTTCTCCTTCATTAGCTTGAAGAGGTGGGACGGACGACGGCACTCCGCTTTTGCAAGTTCATCTGTCACCATCCGCTCCAGCTTGCTCTCGCGACGCTTTTCGCGCTCATTGTTCCGCTCCTTTTCAAGGTCTTCATTGAGCTTGCGTAGGTCGCTGATTTCCTTGCGCAGGGAGGTGAACTGCGCCTTCACGGCTTCATCCATGGCATCCGAGGGTGTCTGTCCCTGCGGAGCAGAAGGAGCAGCCTGCTGGGCCTCCTGAGGCTGCGACTGAGCCTTGAACGTCTTGAACAGTTCAACGATGGCGTCATCGTCAACGTCATCATTCAGCTCAACGCCGGCAACTTTCAAAAAGCGATCAACTGACTGCTTTTTCTTGAGGTCTTTGATTAAACCTTCATTTGTTGCCTTTAATTTTGCAGTTTCACTTTCGATGCTATTTGTTTGCTTCTTAAGAGCCTCGATTACGGCAAGCGCTTCCTCAAGGCTTTCGGGTTGTTGAATCGTCACGCAAAGTCATGTCTTGACTCATCAAATAATACCACCAGTCTGTTCATTTGGTTGAACAGAGGCCTCTGGGTTCTCAATATTGCCGTTTGTGTTGGGCTGAGAGCCATTGCGCCCTGGAGTTTGACCGGCATTTGCAACTTGACGCCCGACCTGTCCAATGCCAAGCTCTTGCGCTGTTTCGGAGCCATCAAGCCCCATATCCTCCAGCATTTGCTTAACACTGAATTCTGGAAGTCCTTCAAACATTTCGCCCGCCTCAAGCATCTTGAGGAACATGCCAATCGTGAGCGCTCCACTATCTTTGAACAGAGAATTGAGAGCCATAATTTGTTGAGAGTGCAGCTTAACGGGAATGAAGTTTTTGCTAATCGTTACGCGAACCTCAGGAATTTGACGATAAGCCGATGCGTACAAAAGCGCACGATTTAGCGCATCTTCAAGAGATTGTACAAGAACAGCGAGCTGAGAATCGCTCTGGGAGCGATCAAGTAACTTTGCAAATCCCGATTCTGCCTGCGTTTTGCCCGTTGTCATCGCAACAGCAGCTAAACGCTCCATAGAGGATTCAATACGGCGCAGATTTTCAAGCGTTACGGACGCCCCTTCCATGGAAGCGGACATCAGATTGAACTTTGCATCGGGATTCTGCGAAAACAGAGCACGTCCAGCGCCCGCAGCGATCTCATCGTCAGGGCGCACGCCCGTTCCGGTCAAAATTGGCGAGGAAGTGAGGTGAATTGTCTCTGCAAGGTCAGCAGAAACACTCCAATGGTGCAAATTAAGACGAGCAATGTCAAAAAGCAAAGGCCGCCCACGGAAATAAGCCTCTTTCTTGCCTCCAAACACGGGAACAAAAGGAATAAAGCCAATAGACAGGTAGGATGTTTCGTCGAGCGTGTACTTATTGACGTTTCCTGGGGCATTTGTCTTGGCGTAAAGGCGGCAGCGCACCCTTTGACCAATAACAGCAGCTTCTGGGATGTCGGAAAACTCAGAAACAATGTTATCAGCGTAATTTACAATGTCATAAACGCGAACAGCTGGAATAACTTCCTCAAAAAATTCGTTTGATTCGCTTTTGCGACGAACTTCGGTCTTAATACGAAGGTATGTGGGGAACGCCCCAAAAATATTCTGCGCCCCAACTTGCGCATTTAGCACGTCATAGCGGCATTCCAGCACCTGATCCATTGACATCAGGACAAGATACGGGCGCGGATTCAATTTCCGCTCCTCAGCGGCACTTAAACCGGGCGGCAGCTTGGGATATTCAACCCAAATAGCAGACACGCCCCCGTCAAGAGCAGCAGTGAACGCTTCTTTTGTAAAAGAAAGTAGCGAATGACCTTCTAGGTCAACATCCTCAAAAAAATTACCCCACTCACTCGGGATATTCTCTGGCAAGGAAACGCCCTTGCGAAGTGCGGTACCCGTTACAAGATCACGAAGATGTGCGTAATAGTTCTGAAAGCTGCTTTGTGCGCGTGTTTTACGCACTTCATAGCTTCGCGCTTCTTCTAAATAATCTTTTGGCAGGTACTCCTCAGAAGCTTCGTAAAGATGAAACTCGGGAAGCGTGCAATAGCGAATCGGCGCAAGCCGTCCAATCTGCTCAGCTTGCTCAATCGAATATGCGTCAACGCCTACAACTTCCTCGACAGCCTGTTCATACTCAGGATGGCGTCGCTCAAAAGGCGCTACAAAGTCATCAGCGCTAGGAACGATGGAATTAGGAACGATTGCCACGTCTTTTGAGCCTTTTTAACAGTGTAACGATCAACGCCAGCGTGGGCGGCTGAAGTGCGCTGTCGCTCTTGGCATAGTTTGCCATAGCAAATACCTAACAGCGTCGCCCGCGTGCGATAAGTCGTTGCGCCCGCCTTTCAATGGGCGATAGCTCTCGTCATAACCCCAGTTCTCAAGGCTCTGAATAGTCTCAAAACAAGTTGTGGGATTAACAAGAACGCGCCCGGCGTGAATATGCAAGTTTGCGTGAGCAATCGTCTCGGAAACTGGTGGATTTCGACGCTCAGCGACTACTTTGATACCCGCATTGCGCAAAATATCGTGATCGCTCTCTGTTGCACTGGTGCTTGCATGACTACCGCTAGCGTCTGGATAGCAAGTAATTGCGCCTTTTGCTAGCTGTACGGGGTATTTGCGCTTGACATGCTCAACAAGGTCAAACGTCGTGCGGCATGTGTGCTCAGCGAAGATATGAACCGTCTGCCCAGCAGCGGAGGGGCGGACAACGGCATAGCAGGACTGGCTGTTGCCGATGTTGAAGTCGGCGCCAAACATGATCAGCTCGCCATCTTCAGGGTGGAATACGCCCGTCGAATGCCTCTGAAGGTCAAATTCGTAGAAAACAGTAGCCTGCGCAAGATTTACAAACTCGCCATTCAAATATGCTTCAATAAGATTTGCAGGATATGTCGCACGCAGGTTTTCAATAAAGCCCGGATCAAGATAGGGATTATCAGCGGTGCGAGCTTTGTATAGGGCTTTTGTATCAGAAGCCTCACGTACAAACATGTTATAGAGCGCTTTATGACCCTCGGGCGTAGATGCAAAACAAAGCTGAGGGCATTTACCAACACGAACACGACCTTGCAGTTTAACAATTGCTGCTTCGGCTGTTTGTGTCGAAACTGTATCAATTTCGTCAACAATCATGCTTGCAGCGTTAACGCCGATAAGCCTGTTGTAATTCTCAAAAGAACGAAGAAGAATTTGTGTATCTCCCTTTGGGAGTTTTAGAGTAAAAACAGGGAGTGGGCTTGTGCGGAACTCATAAGGAATGCCATAGCGATCTAATACATTTTGCCAAGCGGGAATTGCAACGTCTCTTAACAGGGGGATAGTGGGCTCAAGAAACAGGTGAGTAAAGCCCTGACTGCGAAAGCAAAGTAAAATTGATTTTGAAACTGCTGCGAAGCTTTTCCCGCTACCAAAGCCCCCGCACAGCGCGACCATGCGATGCTCAAAATCAGTGACGAACTGATATTGATGAGGCAGGAGATCAGCAATGATCTTCGCTTCGCAGGCGTCACAGTCGAACGAGTTATTGCCGCGCTTGGCGAGGGTGCGTAGGGCAGAGGTATCAGAGAAGAGACCGAGCGAGTTAAGGGCAGCGCGATCGGCGTAACGAGAACTGCGTGCTTTAGATGGCATCGAAGCTCTCAGTCAAGAATCTTTGAAGCAATATACAGCATTGTAACGCAAGTCAAGAAATAGAGAAAAAAGACAATCAGAGTGTCATTTAGTGACATCTTTTGTTTGTTGTAGCTCAATCAGAGCATAGTGTTTCATTTCTAGTTCAAGCATGTTTGTCACGGAATCAACTTGAGTAAGGTCAGGATAGAATTCAACTTTACAGAAAACAGCAGAATCAACATCAAGATGCAAGCTAATGCTCTTGATATATTTCATTTCAAGTTTAAGGGCTTTGGCAATGCGCGAAGAGATCTCGTTGTGCGCAGGGCTAACAATAGTCACTTATCGACAAAAATAATAACGTCAGGGACAATGGTATCAGAAAGGGGCGCGAGTGCAATCTCATCGGGAACAAATTGAAGTGCAAAGTTATTATTTTTATTAGATACAATCACGTACTGTATCTCATTTATTCTTTCAATAAGCTTGAACGGGAGGCGAAATTCTTTTTTTGATTGAACAGCGAGCAACAGACGATCAAAATCTTGAGGGCGCAAATATGCAGCAAGAAATTCTTTTATGTCTTGTATCGTAATGCTGTCTTGCAACTCAAGCGATTAGCAGTTGATCGCAGTGTAGTCGTGATTAGAGTAGTGCAATGTTTACGTTTATTTAAAATGACACAGCAGTATTACGAGAACAAAGACTTTATTGATAAATGGAGAAAAGTAGCAGAAGCTCTTGCAATTGCAGGTAAAACTAATAGTCCTTTCTATAGGCGTGCAATGATAATAATTAGAACAGGTAAAGATCCAGAGCAATAAAATTGAGAAATAGTGGAAAATAAGAAAAAAATTGGACAGGAGAAATAGGGAAAAAAATTTGGGCTGGAATACGGAAAAAAAATATGGGCTGGGGGGTAATGTAGCCTGCCCGGCGGGCAGGGTCACCCCCCGTAACTTTTGCGGGGGGTTGTATTTTTTACGGTCGGCTAGATTCTGCCGGTGAGGCGTTGAAAGTTGGAGAGAATTGTATAGAGTTCGGCCGGTGAGCGTTCGCTCCAGAACCTTTCAAGCCATAGAGAGGGCGTGAGGCCATCGTTCCACTCTATAAAAAGTGGGCGAATCAGGGAGATTAGAAAGACTTTTAGAGGTTGCATCGTTTGCATTTAGTGGGATTCCAGGCGGGCTAGTAAGGGGAGGGCGATCCTCCCCGTATAGGTTCAGACTGCGGCGATCGTTGCGCCAGACTGCTGCAGGACGCGGCCGGCCCGGTTGCTGATCTGCTGCAGCAGGGCATTGAGTGGCTTGGGTGTGCCGTTGGTGGCCAGCCACAAGGCCGCCAGATCGGGCACCGTGAGGGGCTGGCCGGCGACTAGCACGGCGGCGGCGGCGTCGTAGGCCGTGGCGCCTTTGCAAGCGTTGCGGCCGCGCTGTGCGGGTTTGGGGGTCACGGTGAGATCGGCTGTGGTGTATGGGGCTTTCCATCCCATACGCTCCAGCGTCGCCAGTTCGGCAGCCGTGAGGGCGACGCGGGGGGTTGCCTGCTTCTGGCGCTTCTGGGGCTGCGATGCCTGGGCGGTCTGCAGTGCTGCGGCGAGGTGGGCGGGCAGGGCGAGGGTCGCGGCGCTCAGGTCCACCTGCGCCAGATCGGCGGGGGGCACGGTGATGGCGCGAACACGGGAGGCGCGGGGCTTGCTGCTGGCGGGCTTGCGGGCGTTGTTGTTGTTGGCAGTCATCGGATCTGTGTTTGGTGGGGTTGGTTGCCGGGCTTGGGTGCGGCGCTCCGGCGGCCGCATGGGGTCAAGCGATCAGTGAACGGCGGCGAAACTCTGCCACAACCTGAGCGAGGCGCTCGCGGGCTTTGGCGGTCTGCTGGCGTCGGCGGGCGCTACGTGCGGCGTGTTCCTGGATGGTGCCGACAGCTTCTAGCGCGCGGCGCTCCTGGCGAAGTTGGAAGGCGATGGCTTGGGCGGTTGTGCGCATCTGGGATCTGCGGTTGTGGGCGGGACTGGCTTTATCCCGTTCCTTCTACGTTACCACTGGCGGACCGGTTCGGGACGGATCCGCACCGTAAGGTCTGGGAATCGAAACATTCCGTCACACTGCCAATACTTTATACTTTGCGCCATAGATTCCAGGCGCGGCTAACACTTAGCGCGCGCGCACCTAAGTTACAGCATCCGCCTGGAATTTCACGAGGTTTGTGATGCTTTGCGTGAGAGCGATAATTAACATCAAATCAGTTTGTGATACTATCCGCCTGGAATTCCCTTATCTATCATAAACTCTTGGAGATTGCTATTTAACATTTAGCAGATACTGTTTAACATTTAACAAATTCTTGGTTGTAAATATATTTAGCGATTACTATTTAACATTTAGCAATTCCCTAAATTGCTAATATTTAACAAATTACTGTTTTACATTTAAGGATTGCTGTTTTACATTTAACGATTGCTGTTGTATTTTTTGCATTTAGCTAAAAATACCTAATTTTGCAAATTTGCTGGCAGGTTGTAATTTTTACGCGCAACATTTAATTTTTGATCTTTTTTGCAAAATATAGCTGACACCTAAAGTTGCACGCTATTTTACAATTTATAGATTCTCTGTAAATTATAGATTGCTGATAATTTATAATTACTTGATAATTTATGCACATTGCATAATTTATAAATGCAACGTAATTTATGTAAGCGTGATAATTTATAGAGCAAGCATAAGTTATTAAATGAATGCAAATTAACAGTGTGAATGCAATTTATAAATGAATGCAAAATTTATATGAATGCAATAATTTATGAATGAATGCAAAATTTATAGATGAATGTTAATTTGCAATTTTCAGCGTTGGCGCTTTTTCAGCCGGACTGAAAAACGGGAAAACGTGAAAAACGGGACTCAGGTGAGTCTCAATATTTATAGATGAATGTTAATTTTTATCCCAGAGCATAAATTTGAATGCTCTTTTTTTATCATCGCCGTTGTTAATAATATCAGGGTGAATGATAAATCCATTGGTCTCTTTATATTGAATGCGTTTGCATAAATTTAACTGTTTAAGTATTTTTATTGAATGCGCAACTCTTGAATAGCTTACATTTATTTCCTCTGCTAGCTTTGCTGTTGTTAAATTGATAAATATTCTTCTTCTGGAAAGTGATAACAAGTACAAAAATACAGCAACATCTAACTCTGTTAACCCAAAATCTTTTCTGTTCTTGAATAAATTTCTAACTGTAAATTCTGAATGGACATAGGAGAACTTTTGGACGCCCTGGGAAGGTGCCATTGTGGGGTTTCTAGTGGTGGACTGGAAAATTTTAGATTATGACGCAACAAGCATGGCTGAGATCCTTTGCAGCGCAAGGGGTTTCAAATTTGCCCTTTAAAAGAGTTGTGAGGAGGCCGAAAAAGCCCCCGACAGGGGGAAAGTGGCCGACGAAACTGTTAATTATTCAAGATAAATAAATTTCATTCCCTTGATAAATGATGAGTGTGATTGTGATAAATTACTAAACTGTGATAATTTATTCATCGAAATCAGCTTCTTCTAAAGCTACAAGTAACTGCTCAACGCCCAAAGCGCCCGATTGCAAACTTTTGCCCACTTCTGCAATTTTTGCAGCAGAGTTTAAAATGCTAGGTATGTCACGCATATCTATTTGTCGTTCAGAATTTATGTAGTCATCTAAAGTTCTAGATGCTAGCATTGCTAATTTTGCTGCATCATTTGTTAAGCTGCGCCCTAAGAATTCCTGCGTCTCACGATATTGTTCAAGCTTACGTTTATGTTCTATGGCACGTGCATTTTGTTCCGATCTAATCTTTTCTGCTAACATATCTCTATCGTATTCTGCTGATCTTTCTATCCAGTAGTTCCTTTTTGCAATTTCATTTATGCGACTATCTGATAAATTAAATACATTTGCAATATATAAAGTTGACCTTCCACTACCAGTCTCCAGGTAAAATTGAAACATCTGAAACTCTTTTTGCGTTTCCGAAATAGCACCTCCCTGTTTAATAAAATAACTTTTCCCATTATTTCTAAAGTTAAGAGAAGAGTCTGAGTCTATTGCGAGATTATCTTGATCATCGTTAAAGTTGTCTTCAGACATAAAAGAGAATTAACAGAACAAGAATACAATAACACAAAAGAAACAAAGAGGCAAGAAGTTCCTTCGGCACGGCGCAAAATACGTTTCCCGTGCAACTATTTCAAGACATTAAAAAGCACCCCTCAGCGAAAGCCTTGGGGCGCTGCGTAATTTTTCCTCTTACCTGTAAACTAATCATTAACTACATTATTTGCACTCCTTAGTAATTTGATCAAGAGCTGCAGTTTTTTCACATGCTGCAATTTGCATGTGATACTCAATTTTTGCAACCGTTGCATCAACTGCAAACGATGCAACAAAAGGGGCGCCGATAACAATTCCCGCGCAGGCAATAAACTTCATGACTTGAGAAACTTTGCTGTTCACGATAAATCAAACAAGTGAGTAAAGTTCGTTAACTTCTTTAATTATCTGCTCTTTTGTTTTTGCAACGATCGTACATTCTGTACGATTGTACAGAGTTATAGTTGCGTGATACGTTTGCTGTTCGGGCAAATAATCAATGATGCAATACATTCCTGCAATCTGCAAAGGAAATGTTTTGACATGAACTGTACGTGTCATCTGTAAAGTTGCGATTGTGTGAAAATTGTGCAGCGTGTGTCAGGTGTGGGAGCTTCCGTCAGGACTGATGCAGCCGTAAAGTTTGCAGTTCGGCAACATTCCGAACAAGTAAACTTCATTCGATTGCTCATTAATTTGCTCGCACATAAACTTTGCATCACACAGCATGTCTTTTACTTTGACATCGAGAACTAATGCCCAGTTAAGTAATTTACTTTTCTGTGCATCAGTTAACAAGCTGAAGACATCATAATCAATCTCATCAGAAACAAACAGCGGGGCGCGAAAGTTCATGATCCCTGTGAAAAATTAAAGAACAAGAAAAACGAACAGTCAATCAAACACGAATCGCCTCCCAATCTTTAACGTAATTCCGTTCTTCTGGGTGATCCTCAAAATAAAGATCAGCGGTAACTTTGTCTATCTCTGTCTCAAGATCACGGTCTTGCAGACAAAAATTATTAAGCATGTATTCATCAAGGCACTGCATAATTTCTAGAGCACGTTTTTTATCGTGCTTTGTAATAGTTGTATGAGGATAGGCAATAGTTTTAGCGAGCTGGTTAAAAATCTGATCGGCGGTAATTGTCATCGGTCTAAAAATTAAGGAACAGCATGACAAAGAATCTCTCCCTTGTCATGCTTCTATTATACTACGTAAAACCTTACGTGTCAATAGATTTAATTTATCAGTTTCCGTAGAAATTATCGCGACGCTCAAAACCATTGCTTGCGTTCATCAATTCATACCAGTCTTTTTCATTGTCAATCTCAATTTCTCTATGCTGCTCATCAATTTCTGGATCGTACAAACCTCCGCCTTCCCCATAATCTACGCAATCGTGCGGAACCGAATTGATCGGCGCAAACATGTGATCGACTGCAATTTTATACACAGTGTCGATACCTTGACCCCAAACGTAAAAACGATCAGTCTCTAGCAACTTTTCGCCACCACGGAAAACAACACGCGCCGACTGAAAACAGTAGCGATGTGCAAACTTATCTTTGAAGCGATAAGTATCAGTGCCGACCAGATTAAGTTCAGCGAGCCCGAGAAACTTTTCCATGTTAGTAAGAAATGAAGTGAAGTGAAAAAATCAGAGAATCAATCTTTTTCTACGTCATCAAAAAAAGCATCGGGATCAATAAAACGCTCATCGTCAAAGTTGTCGCTCATGCAATCAGAATCAAGCCAAGGAAAAAGTGCAGACTCTTGAGCAAGTTGTTCGTAGTCAATCATTTCTGTAAAAAGCAAAAACGATGATTGTGAAAATTAAACAGTTGCTTCTTTTACGAGTTGCTCCCAATAATCTTCGTCGTAAATACTACAAACTAATTCCTCCATGTCATTTTCATTTGTCTGCTGAAAAGAATCAACTAACATTTCATAAAGCATCTGTTGCATAGATTTTACATCTAATTCATCAACAACGCGATCACAATACTTTTCGATCACATCGTCAAGTTGTTGAGGAGTAAGAGTCATTTTCTGAAAGCGAAGGAAAATTAAACAGTTCAGTTGTAAAGACTATCAACTAAATTATTGATGAGATCGTTAATTGCATAAAGCTGACGATAATCTTCGTAATCGCCATCAATGTTTGCAGTCAAAGC